ATCAGTTCGAAGACACAGAGCGAATCACTGTTGATATGCTTATTGCTCCAGGTATGAACAGCAGAACAAATCAAACAACTGTTGTTAACGATCTGGTATCAATTGCAGGCACAACAAGAAAAGATTGTGTAGCAGTTACATCACCAGCACGTTCAGATATTATCAATAATGCAACACCAGTTGCTGATACTATCACAACAGCTAATACGTTCACTGCTTCTTCATATTTGATTGTTGATAATAACTATCTAAAAGTGTATGATAAGTACAATGATCAGTACATCAAGATTCCAGCCGCATCTTCAACTGCAGGTCTGATGGCGAATACAGATTTCGTAGCAGCTCCTTGGTTCTCACCAGCAGGTCCAAGACGTGGTCAATACCTTGGTATTACTTCATTGGCTTATTCGCCAAACAAATCAGAAAGAGATCAGCTTTACAGAGCAGGTGTTAACCCAATCGCTAACATTCCTGGTCAAGGCGTACTTCTCTTCGGCGATAAAACGAAGCTCGCACGTCCAAGCGCATTCGACAGAATCAACGTTCGCCGTCTGTTCCTTGGTATTGAACGAGCAATCGCAATTGCAGCTCGTAACGTGATGTTTGAATTCAACGATGAATTCACACGTGCCGAGTTTAAGAATATCATTGAGCCTTTCTTAAGAGAGATTCAAGGTAGACGTGGTATTACTGACTTCCGTGTCGTTTGTGACGATACAAATAACACAGCAGCAGTAATTGATAGAAATGAATTCATTGCAAACATCTTCATCAAACCGGCACGTTCAATCAACTACGTAACACTAAACTTCGTAGCAGTTAGAACAGGTGTCGACTTTGAAGAAGTTGTTGGCACAGTTTAATTTGGAGGAGATTAACAAATGGCTATTTTAGGCGTAGATGATTTCAAATCCAAATTAAGAGGTGGTGGCGCACGTCCTAATCTATTCAAGGCGACTATTAACTTCCCTGGATATGCAAATGGCGACGTAGAACTTACATCGTTCCTTTGTGAAGCTGCTCAGCTTCCTGGTTCGATTATGGGTACGATCGTTATTCCATTCCGTGGTAGACAGCTCAAGATTGCTGGCGATAGAACCTTCGATACGTGGACACCAACCATTATCAACGATACAGACTTCAACGTACGTAATGCTATGGAACGTTGGATGAATGGTATTAACTCGCACCAAGCCAATGCTGGTTTGACTGCACCAGTTGATTACCAGGCTGATCTTATCGTAGAACAACTCGATAAAGATGAATCTGTTCTAAAGACATACAACTTCCGTGGTTGTTTCCCAACGAACGTTTCACCAATCGATCTGAACTACGGTGATAATGACAACATCGAAAGATTCCAGGTTGAATTCCAAGTTCAGTACTGGGAGTCTGGAACCACGTCTTAATTGGTATAATATATAAAGGGATGGGCGGGATTTTTCGCCCATCCTCTATATAAGGAAACGAATATGGCTGACCCAACAGGTATTAAGCTATTTGGCTTTGAAATTAAAAGAGCCAAAAAGCAAGAAGATGAAGATAAAAAATTAAAATCTATTGTACCGTCAGTCGATACTGAAGGTGCCGGTTATGTGACGGCGTCTGGATCACATTATGGTCAGTACCTCGATATCGATGGCGATAAATCAAAAGACAATGCTACGCTAATTCAAAAGTATCGTGGTGTTGCTATGCATCCTGAAGTGGATGCTGCTATTGAAGATATTGTTAACGAAATGATTGTTGCACAGGATGATGATCCTGTTACAGTTAATATGGATAATGTTAAAATATCTGATAGTATCAAAAAGAAAATTACAGAAGAATTTAACGATATACTTTATATGCTCAAGTTTAGAGACTTGGGACATGATATTGCTAGAACATGGTATGTTGATGGAAGATTAAACTATCACTTGGTAGTGAATGAAGATAATCCAAAACTAGGTATCCAGGATATTCGTCCTGTTGATTCTGCTAAGATCCGTAAAGTAAAAGAGGTCAAGACAAAGAAAGATCCTATTACTGGCGCAAAGATTATTGAAAAACAAAACGAATACTACATCTATCAAGAAAAACCTGGGCAAATGAATTCGGGTGTAAAACTTACAAAAGATTCAGTTGTATATTGTACATCCGGTCTTCTAGATGCTACAAAGAGACACGTAGTTTCATATCTACATAAAGCCCTAAAGCCTATTAACCAGCTTCGTATGATGGAAGATTCTCTGGTCATTTACAGACTTGCACGTGCACCAGAACGTCGTATTTTCTATATCGATGTTGGTAACCTACCAAAAGGTAAGGCTGAAGAGTATATGAAAGGTATCATGTCACGATACCGGAATAAACTAGTATATGATGCACGTACTGGTGATATCAGAGATGATCGTAAGCATATGTCAATGCTTGAAGATTTCTGGTTACCGCGTCGTGAAGGTGGTCGTGGCACAGAGATTAGTACACTACCAGGTGGTGAAAACCTAGGGCAGATCGATGATATTATCTATTTCCAAAAGAGATTATATCGTTCGCTGAACGTTCCTATTAATAGATTAGAACAAGAAGCACAGTTTAGTCTTGGTAGATCTACAGAAATCTCACGTGACGAACTGAAGTTCCAAAAGTTTATTGACCGTCTTCGTCAGAGATTCTCTACACTGTTTAGAGAGATTCTTAAAAAACAACTTATCCTTAAAAGTATTATTACAGAGGAAGATTGGGAAGAATGGTCATATCAGTTAGCCTTTGACTTTGCAAGGGATAACCACTTTACAGAATTAAAAGATGCAGAGATTCTAAGAGAAAGACTACAAACCCTTGACCAGATTTCAAATTATACTGGTGAAGATGGTTACTTCTCTAAAGAATGGGTTATGAAAAATGTCTTAATGTTTAGTGATGAAGATATAAAGAATATCGATAAACAGAAGGACCAAGAGCCTGAACCTGAACAGGATCAGCAACAAGAGCCACAACAGGAGCAATAAAATGGCAGATGATGAAATGACAGCAACAATTGGTGATATGATTGATTTCTCCACGAACGGCGATTTCAATAAAGCAAATAATATCTTCAATGATATTATGTCTGGTAGAATCCAGTCAGCGCTAGATCAAGAAAAGGTAGCACTTGCTAACCAGGTTTATAATGGTACTGATGAAGAACAGCTAGAACTTCCATTAGAAGATGATGAAGAATATTCAGATGAAGAACTTGATGCTGCAGCAGATGAAGTTGCTGACGCTGAAGACCTTGATGACGAATCTGATGAAGAAGTAGAAACAGAAGAAGAAAATTAATTTTTTTTAAAACTTTAATTTATATAAATAATTGCATGTAAAGGGTAAATACTTTACAATGTAAAATTATTTCGAGGCGCAAAGATATGAAGCTTATTACAGAATATAAAGAATCGGATGTTCAATGTATCGTCGAGAAGAAAGAAGACGGTTCAAAGAGCTATATGATTGAAGGCATCTTTGCACAAGCCGATCAAAAGAACAGAAATGGACGTGTTTATCCAAAGCCTATTATGGAACAGGCTGTTAAGAAATACGTTACAGAACAGGTTTCTAAGGGTAGAGCAGTTGGTGAATTAAATCACCCATCTGGTCCTACTGTTAACTTAGATAAAGTTTCCCACAAAATTACTGAACTTAAAATGGATGGTTCTAATGTAATTGGGAAAGCACGCATACTGGAAACTCCTATGGGTCAGATCGTTAGAGGTCTACTTGATGGCGAGGTTTCACTAGGCGTATCAACTCGTGGTATGGGAAGTCTTGAGAATAGAAATGGTGTTATGTATGTCAAGGAAGACTTTATGTTGAATACCGTTGACATCGTCCAGGATCCATCTGCACCTAACGCATTTGTTAATGGAGTTATGGAAGGCGTAGAATGGGTATGGAATAATGGCATTATCGAAGCTCAGGAAATTGAAAAGATTGAGACTGAAATTAAAAAAGCTTCAAGAGCGGATCTGTACGAAGTACAAGTTCGTGAGTTTAAGAATTTCCTCTCGTTGTTAAAATCATAAAAATAGGAGTCAAACATGACTGAAGATCAAATCATTGAAGATCAGGATGTTGAAACTTCCGAAGTTGAAATCGAGGAAGCTCAGGGTCACGATCCGAAAAACGCGGAAGCCCAGTCCGTAGCATCTGTTGATAAAGCAGGTGACGCAACTGGCACGGCTCCAGCTCGTAAGGGCGATAAAAAGAACAGCGAACCAATGCCAAAGACTAAAGCAGCTCTGATGGCAGGTATGGTAGCTAAAATGCAGGGCATGAATAAACAAGCTCTGATGGCTATGTACGGTGAAGCATTTGAAGATGATCAGGAACTGGAAACAGTTGCTGAACAAGAAACTTCTTATGACTTCGACGCTGATCTGAACGCTCTGGTAGAATCCGAAGCAACTCTCTCTGATGAGTTCAAGGGTAAAGCTGGAATCATTTTTGAAGCAGCAGTCAAATCAAAAATTGCTGAAGAAGTAGAACGTCTTGAAGAAAATTACAAGACAGAACTTCAAGAGGAAGTTGATACCTTTAAGAACCAAATGGTCGAAAAGGTAGATGGCTATCTCAACTACGTAGTTGAAAATTGGATGGAAGAAAACAAACTGGCTATCCAGTCCGGTCTTCGTACGGAAATCGCAGAAGGTTTCATGAACAAATTGAAAGATCTGTTCACTGAATCCTACATCGAAGTTCCAGAATCCAAAGTCGACCTAGTGGACGATCTTGCGGAGCAGGTTCAAGAGCTTGAAACCAAGCTTAACGAATCTACTGCAAAGCAGATCCAAATGACTGAAGAGCTTGAGCAGTTCAAGCGTTATGAAGTCATTAGAGAACACGCACGTGGTCTCGCCGAAACAGAAGTAGAAAAACTCGTTAAATTGACTCAGGACATCGATTATGTTAGCGAAGAAACTTTTGCAGAAAAAGTTGCTACCATTAAAGAATCCTATTTCAAGAAAGCAGTAGCTTCTGAAAACAACACTGATCTTATTGAAGAAGAAGCAGAAGACGAAGTCGAAGTTTCTGATGCAATGAATCAGTATCTCGCAGCCCTAAAGAAAACACAACGATAATTAGGAGTCCATAGAAATGCATAACGTAATTTCCTATGATAAGCTCGTCGAGAAATGGGCACCAGTTCTGAATGAAGAGACTGCTGGTTCCATTAAAGACGCGCACAGAAAAGCGGTTACTGCCGTTGTTCTGGAAAACCAAGAAAGAGCTTTCCGTGAGGAAGCAGAGCAGGGTTCATTCCTTTCGGAAGCTGCTCCAGGTAACTCAACTTCATCTGCTGCTAACTGGAACCCAGTTCTGATTAGCCTTGTACGTCGCGCTCTTCCAAACATGATCGCATACGACGTTGCAGGTGTTCAGCCAATGACTGGTCCAACTGGTCTTATCTTCGCAATGAAGAGCCGTTACGACGGTGGTTCAACAACTAACCGTGAAGCACTGTTCAACGAAGCAGAAACAAACTTCTCCGGTGACTCTTCAGCAACTCATGATTCCGACAACGCTTCTGGCTTGTTCGGCATCGACTCAGCTGCTCAAGACTCTAACTTGGACGATCAGCGTCTTACTTCAATCTTCGGCGGCGGTATGCCAACAGGCGACGCTGAAGGTCTTGGTTCAGCATCTGTTGATCCAAACTCTGCATTCCGCGAAATGGGCTTCACCATCGAGAAAGCTACAGTCACTGCCAAAAGCCGTGCACTGAAAGCTGAATACTCGCTGGAACTTGCTCAGGACCTTAAAGCTATCCATGGATTGGATGCTGAAACTGAACTGGCCAACATTCTGTCAACAGAAATCTTGGCTGAAATCAACCGCGAAGTTATTCGTACTCTGAACACTCAGGCGAAAACTGGCGCATCAACTGCAAACACTGCAGTTAATGGTATCTTCGACCTCAGCACAGACGCTGATGGCCGTTGGTCCGTTGAAAAGTTCAAAGGCTTGATCGTACAGGTTGAGCGTGAAGCAAACATCATTGCAAAAGAAACACGTAGAGGTAAAGGTAACTTTATGATCTGTTCCTCTGACGTAGCTTCTGCACTTGCTGCTTCAGGCATGCTGGACTATGCTCCTGCAATGTCAACTAACCTGAACGTTGATGACACAGGTAACACTTTCGCTGGTACGCTCAACGGTCGCATGAAGGTCTATATTGACCCATATGCAACTGCTGACTACGTAAACGTAGGTTATAAGGGTACAAACCCATATGACGCTGGCGTATTCTACTGCCCATACGTTCCACTAACAATGGTACGTGCGGTTGGTGAAGACACCTTCCAGCCAAAAATCGGCTTTAAGACTCGTTACGGTATGGCTTCAAACCCATTCGTTGGCGATACTCCAGCCGATGGTCTTGCAACTGTTAAGACTAACCAGTACTACCGTATCTTCCGCGTGGACAACATCCTCGCCTAATCGGTATAATAATAAAAAAAGGGAGGGGAATCCAACCCCTCCCAACTAAGAGCGCTTCGGCGCTCTTTTTTTTAATCCGTGTATTGTGATGGAACAGCTGAAGCATCCCAAACATATGGTCTATACTTAGGATTACCAACGACTACAACGTCGCCATCACCAACCTCGGTCCAGACACGATCGTCCATCCATTTATGGTAGTAAGCAGGACCACCCCAGACTTTCCGAGCCCGTTGGTAGGTAGCTTGATCCATTCCTACATAGTGTACAGTTCTAACCATAATATAACTCCTTTCCTCTTTGTAACTTTCAATGTAACTGGCCTTTTTTTGCTTGTTCAAAACTAGTCATATCATCTTTAAAAAGAACAATCTGTTCTACGATTTTATCATAATCGTGTTCATTTAACAATGTTCTATACATGCTAAGACCCGTACTGACAAGTATAGCTGCAATCAGTAAGGGATCTTGATCTTCTTCAACTAAATCATTTGTTAAATTAATATAGTGATTATAAACTTCCGAAAAGGCCTTTTCTTCAAAATCTTCCCAGTTCATTGTACTACACTCCTTCATAGTGATCTGCAAGTACTTCCATACATTCGCTAATATAAGGCTTTTATAATTAAATGTAAACCCCCCTCCCCCCTATTTTTTTTCATTTTTTTTTGTATAAATATA